CTTGAACAACAACGCTTTAGAGACTTACCCTCAAATAAAATCTTGTCGGTGCTTAAGAAAGTACTTAAAGCTGAGCCCGACAGAATACAAGCAAACCAAGTCAACACGAGATGCTGGCGAATACATAAAAGTAAGTTAGACGCAGATAATATTGCTAACTTCCCTGAACTAATAGAAAACAACAACTACTAATATGACACTAAAAACATTATTAATTGCAATGATCATCGTAGAAAGCGGAGGTAACAAAGATGCTGTTGGCGACAACGGCAAATCCTTTGGCTGTTTACAAATGACTAAAGCTTATGTCGAAGACGCAGCTAAGCACGCTGACGAAGGATGGGTGCACAGAGATGCATTTGATATGAATACAGCATTTAAAATATTCAATGCTTATATAGATAAGTACGCAACTGAGGACAGGATTGGACGACCTGTTACTCCTGAAGATATTGCTCGTATACACAACGGTGGACCAAATGGATGGAAGAAAAAGTCCACAGAGAAATACTGGGAGAGGGTTAAAGAGGTTATAAAAGCCAATAAGAAAAATGACTGATCCTAAAATATTCGTAGCTAGTGCAGGCACTGGTAAGACTACAACCCTAATGAACCTGTTGGGTGAGTGCTTAGATAAATGCTCTCCCAAACAAATTGGGTTTACAACCTTCACCAAAACAGGTGCACAAGAAGCTATTGACCGAGCTCTTAAGTTACACACTGAGTACAGTCTTAAAGACTTCGAAGCATTCAGTACGCTCCACGCTCTATGCTACAGACGCATACCACACAAAAAGATTATCAGTTGGCAAGACTACAAAACTCTTAGTGAGTTGTCTGGTTATAGACTAACTGGTGGCGTAGTTGTATCCAACAAAGATGGTGTCACATTTACATCAGGTGGCGGCGACCGCATACTGTACTACAACAGCTTAATGCGTAACATGCTCATAAGCCCTGAACAAGTTCTTATTGATAACCCCAGCCACACAGTATCCGTAGCTGAGCTAGAGAGCTTCTCTAAGTTTTACAAAGAGTTTAAAGACAACAATGATCTGTATGATTTTACTGATCAGTTAGAACAGTTCATTGAGAAAGATATTAAGCTAGACCTTGAATACTTATTTGTAGATGAAGCCCAAGATTTATCTCCACTACAATGGAAAGTCGTGGATCAACTAAGCATTGGAGTTAAACAAGTTTATATTGCTGGTGACGACAAACAAAGTATCTACAAGTTCTCAGGTGGCGACCCCGCATCTTTAATTAACAGAAAGGGTGATCGCAGTATCCTTGATACCAGTTACAGATTACCCGAGCCAGTACTTAACTATGCAGAAGAGATTGCAGAACGAATCTCAGAGAAACAAGAGTATACAGTTCAATCTGTTAAACCTGAAGGCAGCGTTACCCACATCAAAGGAATCAGAGACTTAGACTTTTCAAATGGTTCGTGGTTGCTACTATGTCGCAACAGAGCATTTCTACCATACTACGAACACGAGCTCATTAAGAAACGTCAGCTCTTTATATCTGGCGGTGACTGCAGCTTATTTGACGCTGAGACAATTAAAATGATCAAGCTATGGGAACAGTTGCGTCAGGGCTACAAGCTTGCTGTGCGTGACCTGAAGGTGCTTTACAGAAAGTATTTGCCATCAGGTGTGGCAGTAGCACGAGGTTCTAAGAAGATTATGGACAGCCTTCCTGAGCTAGAGATGTTTGATAAGCACGAGCTCTCTACAAATTACGGCTTAAGAACAACAGTTTCTTGGGATAATATATTTAAATTGTCAGACACTACAAAAGACATCTTACTCAAAGCTGAGAAGGATGGGTGCTTAGAAGAAGTTCAAGTGGAAATTAACACAATACACGCTGTCAAAGGTAGAGAAGCTGACAATGTTGTCATACTTCCCGACCTTGTTGAGATGACAAGCAAAGCATATGCTAAAGATCCTGACAACGAGCACCGTGTTTTTTATGTTGCAGTGACCCGTGCAATGCGTAATTTATATATACATCACCCACTCACAACTCGCTTTTATGAAATGCCATGACTCTTGAAGAAATACTAAATGAATTGCTCGATATTGCCAATGAACACGGAGGTGATCTCGAAACAAACATTGATAATGTAGTGAGTAGCCCCAATAAAGAAGGCTCTAAAAAAGAAATTTCAGTTATAATTAAAATTAAACCATGAGTTATTTAACAACAGCAGAACAACGAAGCTCATTTATGCAGTGGGCTGCTCAGCGAATAGCAAAAGAAGTGGAAGAGAACGAAAGAATTGAAAAGCTTACAGGCAGTAGAGATATACTACCTCAAAAATTTTCACTTACTGACGGTCGCTTAACTAAACAACAGAAGCTCCGCTTAATTAAAGCCATTGATGAACAACGAGATGTGGGCGTAGCCACTCCTAAAGCTGCAAAAATATACGGAATTCACCATTGTACATATTCAAAATGGAGAAGGATGTATGGCTTAGGCAGATATGTAAAAAAATGAATTATAAAACAACACCTTTAAAACACCAAGAGTCTGCTCTTGGTAGATTTGTTGACCAACCATACGGAGCTTTGTTCTGTGAAATGGGTACTGGTAAGACAAAGATTATGCTAGATATACTGGGTAACAATGATTCCCAAGATATACTAGTTGCAGCTCCCAATGGATTACATTTTAACTGGGGAGCTATTGAAATACCCAAACACTTTCCCAATGAAGATTGTGAAGTCTACACTTGGAGGGGTATGCCCACAAGTAAGGTTCGTAAACAAGACTTAAAGCATTTTATAAAATGTGAAGCTAAGTACAGGTTCTTGCTTATCAATGTAGAAGCACTCAGAACAAAGAATGGTTATGGACTTGCAGAGAACTTTCTTGAATCAGATAGGAACAAACAATTTGTAATTGACGAATCTACCTGTATTAAAAATCCCAAAGCACAACAAACAAGGTCTGTATTAAAGTTAGCTCAAATGTGCCACAAGAGGTGGATACTAAACGGTACTCCAATCACACAAGGTCCTTTGGATCTGTTTAGTCAGTGTAAGTTCTTATCTAGAGATGCCATACCATACAGTACTTATACAGCATTTAAACATAAGTTTGCTGTAGAGACTACAATGACAATGGGTCAGAGAAGCTTCAATAAAATTATTGGGTATCAAAATTTAGAAGAGCTAACAAAGCTCTTAGAACCATTTAGCTTACGGTTAGAGAAGAAAGATTGTTTGGATTTACCAGACAAGACATTTACTACTATGGCTGTTGAGTTAGAAACTGAACAAGAACAAGTGTACAAAAGAATGAAGGACGATTGTATTGTTGAATTTGAATCAGGCAATATAGTTACGGCGACAATGGCTCTGACCAAGTTGGTTAAGTTACATCAAATCCTTACTGGGTTCGTAATGACTGACGATGGTCAAGCTGTTTCGCTTAAAAATAATAGAATTAAAGCCTTGTTACAAATAGCTGAGACAAGCCAACCATTGGTCATCTTTTGTGCATACAAACAGAATGTTCTACAAGTCGAAGAAGCTTTGTCCGAAGTATATGGTAAAGACAGCGTTGTAGTTTACAGTGGTGACACAGCATCTACAAACAGAACAGAAGCTATTCGTAAGTTCCAAGATGGTGAAGCTAAGTTCTTTATCGGCACATCTGCTGCAGCCAAAGGTTTGACATTACACCGTGCTTCAACAATGGTATATTACTCAAATAATTACAGTCTGGAAACTAGGTTACAGAGTCAGGATCGTATACATCGAATTGGTCAAAATCACAAATGCACATACATTGACCTTGTAGTTCCTCAGTCTCTAGACGAATCAATCCTTAAACGATTACTTCAAAAGAAAGAATTATCTAGTGAAGTACTTGATAACCTTATAGATCTAATTAAAAACTAATGTCAGATACATTTGCAAAACCAACAGAACAAATACTAGCCAAGGGCTTAAGAGCAGTTACCGCAGCATGTGAAGCTCTCACAGAACAAAATAAAGTCCTAAATAAAGATATTGACGGACTAAAGAATAAAGTTAATAAATTAGAAGATAAACTCTTACTGAATAATTAATGGCTAAAACACCCAGAACCAAACAGCAGGTCGTTAAAGAATACGCAGCAGCGTTTCCTGCTTCTGGGAATTTAACTTTAGCTAAACATATATGCAAAGAGAACCCAAATTTATTCCCCACCCTTGATGCAGCCCGATCCGCAGTACGCCATGTTCGGGGCAATCATGGAAAACTAAGCAGAGATAGAGCTCTCCCAGAACTTATGAAAAAAAACGGTAAAGCAGGGGAGTATAAAATTCCCAAATCACTCGTGCCTAAAAAACGCATAGTACGAATTCCTGACGGAAAAACATTATTGTTATCCGACATCCACTTACCCTTTCACGATGTAGAGGCTGTAGAGTGTGCATTAAATCACTGTAAAGACCCTACTAATATTATACTTAACGGCGACACCGTAGACTTCTACGCAACCAGTCGCTGGGAATCTGACCCCAATCACCGTGACCTAGCAGGGGAGCTACAAGCTAGTCGTCAGTTTTTAATGCACCTGCGTGAGCGTTTTCCAAAGGCTAACATTTACTTTAAGATTGGTAACCACGAAGAACGCTGGGAAAAGTTCCTGTGGCGTAAAGCTCCTGAGTTATGTGGTGTCCCTGACTTTAAGATGGAAAAGCTACTCCGCTTTGAAGACCTTGACATCCAAGAGATTGGTGGTCGTCAGCTAACAAAAGCTGGTGGTTTGTGGATACTACACGGACACGAGTTCTTTAATACCTTTGACCCAGTAAACTTTGCTCGTACACTACAAGTTAAGACGGGCGTGTCCACAATCGCTGGTCACAAGCACAAAACCAGTCAGCATTCAGTCAAATCTATGGACAATAATACAATCGCCTGCTGGTCAGTTGGTTGCTTATGCGACCTTGAGCCTGACTACATGCCCGTAAACCAATGGAATTTAGGCTTTGCTGAGATTACCCACAAGGGTAAAAAGTTTGAAGTTAACAACTACCGTATCATTGACGGTGAAGCTTACCGTTAACCAAAAGTTTTATACTTTAGCAATAGTAACATAGCCACCATAGTACCTACCTAAAGAATTACTGTGCCCTATTCTAATAGACAGATAATTGTTAGAAGTGCCTGTTACGTCAGTTATATTTATTGTTCTAGTTCCTAGACCCGTAGCTCCCAAGAATCCTTTCTGAACAGCATCCGTATCAGCTAAAGTATTTTCATAAACGTACACCAAAGAATAGTTTGCAGTATATGTAAAATGAGTAGCTTTGTAACCTTGAGGAATGTCTACATTAGCTACAGCTGCCCAAGCGTTAGGACCAGTTATTTGTTTGCCATTAAATTGGATGAATGTGTCAGAATCATCGGTAGCATTATGAAAATCGCTTGGAAGAACTTTAATTATTAAACGGTTATTAGGTGTAGAATTTTCAGTAGCAGAACTTACTGAAGTATCAACATAATTTTTAACAGCAGCACTAGTCGGAACAGCAGTGTCTGTCGCTGTTAACCCATCAGTAGAATCTTCTAAAGCAGACCCTGCAAATGATGCTGTAGTAATAGAAGCACCTGCAGACACTTGAGTATCTACGTATGTTTTAATAGCACCACTTTCAACTAAGTTCTGAGTGTTGTCGACAACTGTAGCTGGAGCATGAGCTTTATTTAAAGCTGATTCAATTTGAGTTGCCGTAAGATTTATTTCGTAATTTGCCATATTTATGATATTTTAGTAATTTCAATAGCCGCTGCCCCTTCCCACGACGATCTATTGGCATTCGATATGGGAGTGACAGAAATAGATAATCTATTGTTGGTTGTATTGGTTACCGCATAGGAAAAAATATAACTTTTCACGGCACTAGAATTGTCACCATAACGAGGAAGTGTGAGGGGTTGACCACCAGAACTAATAGTAGTTGGGCTAGACGAGTTGGTAGATACGAGACTTACTACATAATAATCACCGCCGCTACCATCATTATCAGAAAAAGATATTCCAGCTTTTATAAAATATGTTCCAGTGCTTGCAAACTGTATTTCATTACTAGAATTAATGCTAATTATTGAATTAGGGTCAGTTGTCTCGGTTAAGTTCCTATAAAATAGATTACCACTAGAGGGGTTTCCTGTCCTCGCATTCGTAGTTATTACGGTAGCTGAATCTGGTACACCGCTATCTACATAATTTCTAACAGCTTTACTAGTTGGAACAGCATCATCAGTAGCTGTTAACCCATCAGTAGAATCTTCTAAGGCTGATGGAGCAAATGATGCTGTAGTAATAGAAGCACCTGCAGATACTTGAGAATCTACATATGTTTTAACACCACCACTCTCAACTAAGTTCTGACTATTAGAGGTAGGGGTTGTGTCAGGAGATTCTGCTTTGTTTAGGATCTGCTGTATTTCCGACGCAGTTTGATTTATTACAAAATTAGCCATAAATTAACATTTCCATTTTCTAAGTGCAAGAGCTTTACGGGTTGGGCGACCCTTTGAATCTTTCATAGGTCCTTTGACTCCACCCATCCTTGCACAGAATGAACGGCGACGCTTAGCTGCTTTTGAGCCTCGCTTCACTTTACCAGTAACAGGTCGTTTAAGATTAGCACCTGTCTTTCTTTTAAAATATGCTCTACCTTTAGCAGTTAAGCCTCCAGTTTTACTTTTATGTTCTTTCCTCATTTTTTATTTCTTTTTAATGATCTTACTCTACGAGGTTTACCTGCAGGTTGTCCAATCTTTTTTTTCTCAGAAATTCTGCTACGTTTCTCGGACTTAGTCATCTCCCCCGAGGTCTTAGGAGTTTTAGAGTTCACACGTTTCGTTGGTCGGCAGTACGGAGTTCCTCGTTTCTCGCCTTTTTGACGACCGCAAGCTTTGCCAGTTCGGACATCTTTCCAGTCTTCTTTGAACCAACGACGTAGGCTCACTTCTTACCTTTCTTATAGCCAGAAGCTACCTTCTTCTTACCTCCTGCGTCTGGCTTTTTACCCTTGCACACTTGCACAGCGTAACCGTTAGCATACGCAGAAGGGTATACCTTATACTTACGCTTTGCAGCTGCTTTACCTCGTGCACATAATTTACCCATTACTTTTTCTTTTTAAATGGTTTAAGTACTTTCTTTTTCTTAGGTGGGCGACCTACCTTAGACCCGTATGTTCCTTTTCCGTATGGCATAATATTTATTTTTTTCGTTTATTGTGAAAATCAAAAAGAACTTTTACTTTCTCTGAAAGAGACTCAAGATTGTAATGCATTCTAGCTAATACAATTATAAGAGTAATAATTCCAATTAATACAGGGGTTATAGATGATATAATTTGAAGAAATTCATTCATTTAATTTGTGAAGAGCCAAAGTAGAAACCTACGATGGCTAAGGCAGTTTGCCTAATTTCTGGTAGAATAACAAAACCTTGAATGGTTTCCCATTTAACGCTTTTAAAAAGTCCTAAAAAGCCTCCTGTGTCCCGAGCTACGCTGACACCAACATTAGTCCAAGCAAAAACAAATGGGGCTACTACAATTGCAAAGACAGTAGCTACCACTAAGAACCTACGAACCAATACACCGCCATCACGTTTTGCGGCAGCATCAGCCGAAGCATCTGCACCCTGCTGCTTGCCAATCATACGCTCAAATTGATGAGCTTGATTTTCTATCTGTGTGCCGATAAGCTTCATTACAAAGCCACTGACTCCACCGCCGATCATTGCTATAAGTTCAGGTGTCATTTTTTAATAAATATATAATAATATGCTGTGGCTAAAGACGCAAGTCCTGCACAAGTGTACATAAAAGTTTGAGCTCCAGAGTTAACATTAAATGCAGTAACCTCTCCAAGAAATACTAAGCTCCAAATTTTAGTTTGTGTTATAATGTGATCTTCCATATCTAGTCCTCGTTGCTCATATATACTCCAGATAATGAGAATCTAAATTTATTTGTAGCACCGCTTTCAACAAAATCAAATGGATTACTTACGAAATCATTTAACTGCAGATCACGAACATTAGCCCCTGTACCAGCAGAAGCACTACTTTGTTCCACACCTCGTTCAAATGTGATAACGGCAGTATTATTTGACATATGAGCGTGTACTGGGAAACTAACACCTGAACAATTTAAAAAGCCCTGCACAGGTCTAAGAATAAAAGTCGAATCCCACTGAGCTATAAAAGGCATTCCAGATATTTCAAAATTACTAGTTGGGTTAGTGGTGTATAGTGATTTAATAGCTGTGTCAGGGGCTTGAATAGTCATTTCAATATGAAATGTAACCTTACGTCCAAACTTTGTATAGTACGCAGTCTTATTGTTATAAGCAGTTTGAGCCACTCCTCCGACTCCAAGACTCGGATTAAAACTCTCATGCTCATATGTTCGTAGTATATCACCACCGTGAAACCGTATGCCAGAGTTATTGGGAAAAGCATAGACTTGATCTGCACCTTGTTGGAAACATCTAAGATTTTTTAAATAATCCGTATATGTTCCAACATATAATGATCCGTCCTTTTTATACAAACCACCTCGTTTTGTAATACCTGTTGATTTATCAATCAGTTCAACTTTAGAATCTTCATCTGGAGATACAGTAGCTGTAACTGTTAAAGAGTCTTGAACATTTGGCTGAGCAAGTGGTGCTTTCGTTGCAATGTCAGCACTGTTCGTAGCAATGTCAGCACTGTTCGTAGCAATGTCAGCACTGTTCGTAGCAATATCAGCACTGTTCGTAGCAATATCAGCACTGTTCGTAGCAATATCAGCACTGTTCGTAGCAATGCCACTGGCGTTCTGAAGGGATTTAACAGCATTAGCCCCGATGTTAGTGGCGTTGCTTGCGATGTTAGTGGCGTTGGTTGCAATGTCTGCTGTATTAGTTGCTATAAGTTGACCACCAAGTATATCAGCGTTCTGTAAATTGGTAATTGCAAGTGCTTGTGCGTTGTTTGTATTTAAATTTGCTGCAATACCTGCTGCGTTTGTAGCTATATCTGTATCATTACTAGCAATATTAGCTGCGTTTGTAGCTATATCTGTATCATTACTAGCAATATTAGCTGTGTTAGTCGCAATGTCAGCTGCGTTTGTAGCTATATCTGTATCATTACTAGCAATATTAGCTGCGTTTGTAGCTATATCTGTATCATTACTAGCAATATTAGCTGCGTTAGTGGCGACGTCAGCAGCACTGCCCTTCGTATTGAGTGCAGTTTGAGTAGCCAAAGAAATTGGTTTATCAGCATCAGACGTATTATCTACATTGCCAAGCCCAACCATAGTCTTTGTTATCCCGCCCACAGTTCCTGTGAATGTAGGTGACTCTATATTAGCTTTTAAATCTAAAGCTGCCTGAACTGCAGTCGATGCTGGCTGTGATGCTACTAAATTTGTGTATGTAATCCTCTTTGTCTCGGCATCCGAAGAATCAACAATAGGCACTATGTCAGCTCCCACTGGGGTTGTGAGTTCAGTCAATTCTGAAATTTTAGAGTTTTTAGAGTCAGGCATTATAGATGTATAGTTATGTTAAATTAGATTAATTGTCAAGACTAGTATCTTTGGATGTAGTCATTTTCCGCTGACATGAAGTCAGTAATAGATTGTGTGAAAGCAAGTCCGATCATACCCCGAATAGCTGGACCAACTACTGGCATATTGCCTCCTGCATATGGTGCGAGTGATCTTCCAACTTTTTCAGGATCTCCTGAGAATACTCCACCTGCTAGGTTAAACGGTGTACTAGCTAAAGGACCTAGAGGTAGCTGACCTTCTAGCATTCCAAAGCCAAGTTCACCTACTCCAAGTAGACCTGATTGGTTGATAATGCGTTTCATGTCAAATGATGATAATTCTAGCGGATTCATCGGCAGTCTACCCTTAGATATATCCTTGAGTGTCAGCACCATCCAAGCTGCTGCCAGCGAAGTTCCAATGAATGCAACCAAATGTGACATTGCTCTTACTTGGTTCAACTGGTCTCCTTTGTAGCCTTGAGACCACCTGTTAAAAATAACTCGGCTAAGCCCTAGGATTGACGGTAGATATTGAAATCCTGTACGCATAACCTCGCCTCCGATTGTACCAGACTTTAAGTTGCCACGAGAAATTGCTTGAGCACCAACATCTGGTTCAAATGCTGACTGTTTGATATAGTGAATCATGTATTCACGAAGCTTGTTAGAGGCTTCGATATTCTCAATAGTTTGAGGCATAATGCGTGCTATCCCATCAGGAGCTTCATCGGATACGGACTTTAGCAACACATCTATCTCAGCGTCAGTAAATCCAAAGTTCTTTAGGCTCTCTATTCGGGTTGCACTAAACCCACCTGCATTAGCTTCTTCGGCTAAGTTTCTGGCTGTCCAATCTACAAAGAGTTCTTGGTGTGCTGCAGTAAACCTAGTCATACCATTAGCTTCAAACATAAATGACATTGCTAGCGATAAGAAACCTTGAGATCCTGAAGTGTCTCCAGTAATACCTCTAAGGCTTGCATTATTCATCAAATCAAAGCCAGCTCCCGCATCTTTAAGATATTTAGATAAGCCTTCGGGGTCACCTTTAAACTGACGTTTTAAAGCAGCTTGATACAGTGGCATAAGCTCTACAATTGTTGCGTCACCAGCTCCTGTGTATTTTAAAGTAGCTGCCACAAGAGGTATGTCCATTAGAGCAGAAAAACCTGATAACGGTAAGAATGCTAAGTTACCTACTGCACGAACTTTCTTCATTACAGTTGCAAACGTAGTATCGACTGGATTGTCCAAATCATTAGTAAGTAGCTTTGTTGTACCAAGAACTGTGTCATACTTAAGACGACTAATATTACCTCCTCGCACTGCTCCCGCATCATTCAACAAATCCTGCATAAGTTTTGCTGGATCATTTCCAAGAAAGTTTAGATTAGATATCATCTCAGAACGGTAACGGATCTGGTCCATCAGGAGCTTACCTAAATTAGCTTCACCACTATACTTAGCAAGCATCGCAGCCTCTGAGTCTGCTTTAAGAATTAAAGTACGAGACTGTTCAAATGACTTGGCTATATCAGCTCCATCAGTCTTTTGTTTTTGTTCTACAATCTTATGATACCATTCATCTAGATATTGCTCACGAGTAAACTTAACTTGCTTACCATCTCTACGAAGTAATACACCCCCGTGAGCTTTTTCTGTAGCTTCCCAATCTACGGAAGTACGCATATCTTTCTTCCAAGCTTCAATACCAACTCGTTTAATTGCATCATCAGACCAACGCTGACTCCAACCAGAAAAGTCTGACCGAACACGAACATTAGATCCCATACGATTAAGAGCTGCTATTTGAGAATTGCGAACTTGGTTGATTACACTTACAAGTTCTTCAAAAGCTTCAACGCCTTTCCACTTATCTGGAGTAGTACCAGTGCGGATCGCAGACATAAGATCAGCAGAGAATTCATTAATATTTTCACGAAGATTTTCACCATATATTCTAACTGCATCGGGGTTACCACCTGTCTGTCTGCGGAGCACTTCCAAATACGGTCCATGCCCTGCACCAATAAATACATCCCACAGTCCATGTTTCTCAAGGACATCATTAATGGGCTTAGAATCTAGAATAACTTGTGCTCGTGATTTAACCTGAGCAGATGCTTGTGGGTTAAACCCTGAGCGTTGCTGACCATCGAGCTGAGTTTGAATCCACTCAACCTTCTGCTTAACATCATCAAACTGGTCAATACCCTGCTTGTATCTCTTGTATGTAGCTTCATTATGTACAAGTGATAAGATGCCAGCAGAATTCGCTTCATTAATGGACTGTATTACCTCTGCACGGGCTTTTAATATGTTGTCAGGGTTCTCACCTAAGATTATATAAACGCTAGTTCTGAGGTCATCTGGTATGCCTTTATAGTCAAATACCTGAGTGTCTGTTTCGTATATGCTGTAACGATCAAAGAATTTATTAACTGCTGCTAATCGAAAATCAGTGTTACCTTGAATATCAATAATTTGATTTGCAATATACTCGTAGTTCTCCAGTCCAAGCTCCTCTAATTTCTCTTTCACGTGAGCCTTACGAGCCACTCGTTGGGAGTCAGCTACTGCATTGTAGCCCTCTGGTGTGCTGAGTATTACGTCAAGAGCTTCGGGGTTACCAAGTAATGTCCTAATATTGTCATCAAAGAACTTCAAACGATTATTCTGCAGACTGTTAAAGTCTAGAGTGTTTTGCTCAAGTTGAGTAGTTGCTTCTTCTGCAAGCTTAGGAGTGCTTGAATTAGACTGCTTAGTCTGGGGGTTTAAAATAGTCTCACCCAGTTTAACCTTAAGTTCGTCAAAAGCTTCTTGAGTCAGCTGAGGATTAAATGTATCAGGAAGCGGATCTGCATCTGTAGGTGTGCCTAAGTCTAGCTCACCCTGAATAGGTGTATCCAATGTCTGCCGAGTTCTTCTACGCATCATACGCCAATCAATCCCCATAGACATAGCTGCAAATTCATTAGCTGCTTTCTCGTTATTAAGAGCTTCTTCACTCATCCACTCGGAACGCTTTGTTCCTTTGTGTTTCAGTGCAATGTGTCCTGCTTCGTGGTAGAGAATAAACTCCCTGTATCGTTCAACAGATCCTAGGGCTTCTCTAAACTTGGCTAGGTCAATATTTGCAAACACAAGTTTCTTTTGAGCAGAACCAGCACCCTCGCTTAAACCTGATAAATAAGGCATACCAGCATCCCAATCTTCTTGGAGCTTTGCTGGGTTTATTGTCACCTTACCAGTTTTAGGATTAACACGTGCTATTGTATCTATAGTAGTATCTTCAACTACAAACATTTGCGGTCCGTCGTATTCACTTATAGAACGCTGAGCTGCTGCTCTAGTGTTCTCGGTTAGTAAGTAATCACCCCGCCCCGACTGAAAGTCTCCATCCGCAGGTTCGTATGTTGCACCCCTAAATTGATCCCTAAGATTGGAGTAAGCTAATCGAGCTCTAGTATGTCCATCGGATGGTGTCCAACCTGACTCCAGTAACAACTCATAATCATCGTCGCTTAGTAGGTGCATTTCGTTACGATCCATAGCTGTATATATACGCTCGGTCGTATTTTTAATCTCATCTGCATTTTCTAAGGCAGATGCTTTCTCGCCAACAGTGGCTGATTTTTGTAACAACAAATTAGCCACACCTTTTTTTAGCTCTTCTATAGTTATTGCAGAATTAAATCTGCGAGCTGCATCTATTTGTTCTGGAGTTAGACTGTTTACATCGTCTACACCCTCAAGTATAAATGCAAACTCCTCATTCTCTTGAGCTAACTTCTGAGCTGGCTCGTAGAAATCTGCTAGCTTAAAAGCAGCTTGAGCTACTTCTCCACTTTCCATAAATTCATTAACTTGATCTACATCATTGTTGAATTTTACATACTCAGCTTGTTTTTTAAATGCACCTCTGATTGCAAAGCCTGAGAATGGAGCTGAAGCTCCAACTGAAAATGCTCCGTTAATTAAAACGTCACCAACTCCTACGTCATCACCAACGTATGATGCAGCAACACCCCACAAAGGAGACTCTATCGAAGCAGCTATTGTTGCTTCTTTAAAATAATCTTTAGCGACATATTTACCAATCTGCCACTTCGACCCCGATTCAAATGCATCAATATATGCAGCTTGTCGTTTTGTTTGATTTCTCAACGCTTGCCTAGATGCTGTCCTCCAGCCAACTTTCATAGCGTTAGCAGCTTTTGCAGTTGCATTAGCTACATTAGCATATGGCACAAAAGCTATAGGTAAATCGCCTGCCATGCCACCCGCAAACTCAGACCCAAAATTTAACAAAGGTTGCATAACTCCTGTATTATTAGAAGTCACGGTTTGATCCGTTTGCTGTCTAGTAAAGCGATTGAATCTAAGCTGAGTAGCTGAAGGCGTTTCACCAATCTTATACTCAAAGGCATCTCCAAAGTAATCATAGCCTTGATCTTTAAATTCATCTGGAGTTAATGGTTTAAGACCACTCTTCTTATCATTAGATGTGGCAGTAGCCATTCCAATAACTTCGGGGAGCAGACCTACAAGCAAGGAGTCATCTACGCCCCGAGAAAATGATGTAGCCACCTGCTCACCAGTAGAGTACAAAGACATCCCTGTTGGGAGTTGAGTAGTCTTAGACTCATTTTTAAAATTGTAATAACTCTCTAACTCATTTAATTCACTACTCATATTATAAGCCTAATATTTGAAGATTCCTAGCAGAAATTTCTCCCACCCAACCCATAAATGTATCAGGATCTTTATACCGCTCTGGATTAATATCCGTGTAAATTTTATCTAAAGATACCATATATGGCTTACCCGTTTCTTTATTTACTAGTGTATCATAACTTCCAGATTTGCTATTATAAAACTTTGGGACTATATATGTAACACCGTCTATAGTCTTTAATGCACCCAAGTCAACATAAGGTAGCTGACCTGATTTATTATTAAGAGCACCTCTTACTAAAGCAGCACCTTCGTCAACATTAATCTTAACTACACTAAGTGCTTTCCTAAGAGCTGGATTCATTTCAGCGACATCAAACATTTCTCCAATTCTACCAACTATATCTTTATTGTCATCAAAAAACACTTTTAATGCTGATTCAGCATATAACTTAGTAAATGTATTTGGATTATTAAAATAAGTCTGAGCTTTAGTCCACTTAGCATCTGAGCCAACTGGAGCTGGGTAGCGTACAGTGATGCCATTTTCATTTACATCAGGCACGCCTAGAGTGAACACAATCTCTTCTTGTCTCTTTAATAAAGCATCAATAGCGGATTCAGGGTCAATTATAGTACCAGAAGGTATATTATTTCCGTATTGAATTAACATACCGTTCTCAATGTTTCTGTAAAAGGCTTCAAGTGCAAAGTCACCATTTCTGCTGGCAGTGGTTGCTAGTATGTCTAACGGCGTTGTAACACCACTATCTTTTATAGCTTTGCCTACTTGTAATAGATATCCTCCTGAGATTTTCTTTTCTTCATCTTTAGTTCCGTAGCTCTTATCTGCAGAAATCTCTGAGCCTGTCCTATTCAACTCTACGAACAGTTCGCCTTTACCTGAAATTTCCATTTCCATCAAAACTCCCATGATTTGGTCAGCTTCGTTTCCACTTGCTTGCAAATTTTGAGCAACAGATATAGAAGCAGTGCCATTTTGCTGAACCATTGTCTGCAAAGTTCTCAACTGACCCTCAGGGGTCATATTGGAAAACTCAGAGCCTCTGACTGGTATGATTCCAAACTCTGGCTTGCCCTCCAAAAGATCTCCAAAAGTTTTATTAGCTCTAGCAGTTTGATATGCTACGTCTGCTCTTGCAAATGCTATATCTCTAGCATTTTGAGAATCTTGAACAGCTTGTAAGTAGGCTTCGGGAGAATCATAATCACCTCTATTGATAATAGGTATATCGTTAACTCCTGCCATTGCTTGAGCTATAGCGGGGCTTATTTTTGATAAAGCACTAAAGTCGTTATTATTCACAGCAGTTCTAATTTCATTAGCTAATTTAGTAACTTCCGCAGTTTCAGCTGCTAATACATCAGGATTATCAACCAAATCCCCATATGTGGCGACACCTTCTAAGTTTGCTTCAGCTCCCAGTAATCGTCTTGGGTCATAAACCTCTGGAGCATACCCTGTGAAAGCTTCGCCGTTTAATAGTGCAATTGCGGCAGCTGCTCGGGGAGTATACCCATCAGCATTAGGTGCGTTAGCATATGCAGTGTTAGCCGCAAGGTTTTGGTTTTTTATTTGAGTATCAGTTGCATAGTCAGGATCAAGTCTGCTCTTTTTGCTCAGCAAAACACCCAGTTTACCACCCTCTGTCGCAGTAGCTGGATTATAAATTCCTGTGGGGCTCTGATCTACCTGATTCTCTAAGATAATTCTGAGCGTTTCTGAGCTCGCAGCAACTTGAGCTGAGTAAACTTTCATCGCCTCTTCGCGAGCCTTACCTGATTCAGTAATAAGTGTGTCTCTGTTTGACTGTATTTTTGTTAGAAATAGCTCAGCTTTATTCTTAATATATGGGTCATCTACAGAAGCAAATTCACGAACTGACGCTTCTAACTTAGCCAGCTCGCTAGCCTTCTGCATTGGATTAAGTGGCTGCTGGTTTAACCTAAGAAGTGTTGTATCAAAAGTAGTTTCGTAGTTATTGATGACTTGTTTATTAATTGCAGTTCGATCATTAATAGTGCTAAACAAGTGGGATTCATCAAAAGTTTGAATAATACTCTGTGCTTCTTGAGTTGCGTAGTTCACTGTAAACTCGCCCCTTGCAGCAGAATCAGTAAGACTAAGTTCAGATGCTTCCAACTCTACTGCCCTTTTCTGTGTTTGACTGAATCGTATATTTCCAAGTTCTTGTTGTTTTACTGCGTAGTCAGCCTGAAGGTTGACCACAGATTCATCGTAGTATTTTGTTGGAGCTACGCCATTTGGATCTAATGTCTCAGGAGTTATGTTCGCATGTCTGTCGAAATTTGCTTGAGCTTCTGAAATCTGTTCTTGCGTTGAATTATCATCCTGCAGTACTGTCTGAAGCGTTCTGAAGTCTGCATTTACATTCGAAGCAAAAACTGTTGTATTGTTTTTAGCTGCACTCTTATAAACCTTTTCTTGATCAGCTATAAATTTATCTGCCATCCCCGATGCCGCAGATGACACCTGAGACAAGCCCTGTGCTACAGATTCAAGTCCTGACTTAAAGCCAATGTTTGGGTCAAATACTTCTCGGGATAATGGAGCAGTTGTTGCTGTTTTAGTTGATAGAGATATAGCCATGTTAATTAAAGATTTCGTATTTCACACCCAGTTGTGCTGTTTGACCTGCAGCTCCTATTAGAGATCCAATCCCTTGAGTTCTAGCAGCACTGGCTTGATTTTCAAATGCATTAGCTCTGTTAGCCCCTGCATAAAGAACATTCTTAGATTCATATGAACCTAATGTTAAACTCCTGTTTGCTTGATTAGTTAAAAGATCAGCCTGAGCATCATAGTTAAAAGATTTCTGTGCTGTGTCTGAATATAGTTTATTAGCTGCTAAATTAAACTCAGACTGCTTAGCGTTAAATAAATCGCTAAAGCTTCCTTGAGTGCTAAAAGCATTATTAGCAAAAGTAGCATTTAACTCTTGAACCTTATTTTCAAATGCAAGTTCTTTTCGACCAAACTCTGCAACAGTTACTTGTTTGTTGTAGTTTTGTACTCCTGCTTGGAATGTCGCATCTTGTGCTTCAGCTTGTCGACGTTGAAAAGCAATCTTAGAGTTAACATCTGCTTGAGCTCGTGCAGCGTCAGCCGAATACTCAGCAGCTTGAGCTTGTCGCTGAGCACCCACATAGCTAACTAAGCCTGAGGCTGCTGATGCTGCTATTGCTATTACTTCTAATCCCATAGTATTTAAGAGTTATTAAAATCAGTTTTGACCACTAAAGATACTACAGTTAGTGGATAAGGTTTATCGTGTTTGATTGTTGGAACTTTGTCCACTCCAAAAAGTGAACCCCGCACAGGAAGTTCTCTGCCAAATCCTGTATACAATTTATCTTTTCTGTCTGGTCCATCCAGTAGCTTAGTGCCATCTTCTTTTAGCAAGTAAGTTGACTCTTCCTCCATCAATGCTTCGGGGGTTGTACGATCGAATTCAACGTACTCATACTTGTCATCAATACCTACTGAGTAACCCACTGACTTATAAACATATGGTCGCATAGATACAACTCTTGCTTCCGCTCCATAGCTTGTACCTCTGGCTGTAGCCCATGTGTTTATAGTAAGTCCAATAAATCCTATATATGGCTTACCAATTAGAACATAGCTAGTCTTAAGAGTATTGGTGACATCTATTAAGCCACCCACACCTACAGTAAATTCGCCCCTGTCTACACCATCAGAAACAACTCTAACTGTATCTCCTTCATCATACCTAGCTGACACATCTAAAGAGTTTGCAATTGGATCTTCTTCTGTGGCAATACCCTCTTCTGGAAAACGAATATATGAGTCCAAGAAATGAGCATTCTCTTTAAGATCAGTAGAGTCTTCATCTCTATGAGCCTCTGTTAGTACTTCGTATGCGTACTTAGAGCCGTGTTTAATTGTTACCCAGAGTTGGTCTTCACCAGTATCTTGGAATCCCTTTCTAAGCACACACATGTCAGTAACTTCACCTTCTGTGTCGATCTTAGACCAA